CCACCCGCTTCCACGCCAAATACTCCGCCACCACCGGATGGTCTCCCGCATACTCCCGTAACGCCTGCCTACTGGCACTGGCCTTCCCATTAGCGTCAACCGGCTTCCGCCCCAGCAACTTTGTAAAGACATCCAACAATTGCTTGGGACTGTTCAGGTTGAAACCGGCTTCTAGTTTCGTACCAGCTCGCACACTCCCGCTTGCTTTGGAACGGGTGTTGATGCTGCCATCAGCATCCCTCGGTAGTTTTGAGTCCGCCGGCAAAGCCTCATCCAGTGCCACCAGAAACTCCCGTCCCCTCTCCTCATGCTCCACCGTCAAATCTGCCTGGAGCGCCTGCAGTGACTTGCGATCAAACGGCAGGCCGGTTCGCCAAAGTTGCGCCATCGCCGGTAACGCCTTGCACTCCAAAGACCACGCATGGTGCAGATTAGCCTCAGCCATCCGATGGTTAATCGGCCCATCCAGATCCACCAGCAACTGCACGTCCTTCGCTGCGTAAAGCAACTGCGAATCGGTCAATTCCGCACTCCAGTCACTTTTCTGCTCCTCCTTCGAGATCTCCTCCTTCAGGTAACGCTTCACCACGTGCTGGAGCCCGTGCTTCACATTCGGCATCCCGTTGGTAAGAATCCGACTCGCCAGCATCGTGCAGAACACCTCTCCCTCGGGATACAGCTCGTGCTCCTGCAGCCACCCCAAGTCAAACACCGCGTTATGCGCCACCCAATAACGCTTGGTGGCAAAAAACTCCTCCAACTCAACCCAGTGATGGTCCTCCAGCGCCCAGCAGTCAATGACCACTGGCAACCGGTCCAAGGCTGCCAACTGGAGCAACCTCAAACCACCGAATTTCGGCTGTAAACCAGTCGTCTCGCAGTCAAACGCAACAGTCGTCGCGTTCTGGAGCGTATGCAAATACTCCAGGCCAAATAGAAACTTTGTGTCCATGGTGTGGATCGTTGTGTGAATAAATGTTCCCGAACTTATTCGGGATCTGGTTCGCTCTTGGCGCGTTCCTCAAGCTCGACAGCCAACACAGCCGCCGACCTCAGCATCGTAGAAAGCGTGATGGGCCGCATCTTCCGTTTAGTCGCAAAACGCAATGCCCACCGCACCCCCATCGAAATATTGCCCTCCCCCAACCTCCGCGCCTCCTCAATCTCCTCCCGACTCAACCTCAAATTGACCGTAAAATTCCGCCCCTTCCCGTCAGGCCGCCGATCACTAACCGGCATCAGCACCCTCCAGCTCAACGGCGATGTTAAGGAGTTGATGACGGATCTGAGCAGAGCGGCGATCACAACAAAAGTCAAGAGACGGCACCGCTGGCGCTGCTACATAAGCAGCAGCTCGCAGGGCGGCGGCGGCAATAGCTTCTGCGTCTGGTGATTCGGCAGCCTTGATGGCTGCGTCTAGCACCGCCTGCGCGGCGGGGGAGAGGTCAGTCATTATCGTCACCATCAGGCATGACATCCGCAAAAAACTTCGCTCTGTCAGAAACCTGATTTGCGACAGCATTTGCCAGGCGAATGATGTCTATGCGCCGTGCGTAGTTCGCAGCCTCCAACGCTTCGACCCTGGCGCGAAGTTCGATAACGCAAGCGGAATACTCAGACTCGATCGCCATCCAGGCTTCAACCTGAGCCCACTGCTCTGACGTTGCTTTGTCGTCCATCATGGTGTTGACCTGCGGGTCTAGAACTCGCTTACTGTATCACAGCAAAACCACCCTGCACCACGCGGGCTTCACACTCTGTAACAAACCCAGGCTCCCGCGCCTCCGGTAGTCCCAGCGAACAGAACCCGCGCAGGCAATGCACGCACCCCTGACAGCCCTCCGCTGCTGGAACCCTCCAATCAATCTCTACAAACGCTGTGTAGTTGTACACGCGCTTCCCGTTCTTAAGCGTCCAGCGCTCCCGACACACCGGACACTCCATCCGCTGGATCTTCTCCCCGCTGGCACTCCTGCTGGTGCCTCGCACCAAGGCCGGCGACTTGCCGCACGTCATACAAGTATGCGAATCGGTCATGCCGCCTCCTTAAGCGCCACAATCCGGCAATCGCGCCGGAGCCCCTTCCACACCAGCGAATACGACGAGATCACCACTTCCGGCTGCTGGAGCGTGTACCACCGATGGCCACACCCTCCGCACTTCCGCCGCCGCACAATCCCGACATCCGGCACCTGCTGCGTAAATACAACAGCAGTGCGCCTGGAACCGCAACTATCACAAGCAATCTGGACCGCCGGCATCACACCTCCTCATCCACACGTTTTTGCATGGAACTCACCAACGCCGCTGATGAAAACCCACACCCAGCAGCAAAGTCCACAAACCCATCCAACAGTTGATCAGCCGTAATAGCCTCAAACCTGTTAGTAACCACATAAGTAATCTGCTGGGACTCGTCAGCCCTAATCAACTCAAACTTGTAGTTTTCCACGTCAATCCTCCAGTGAATCAATCAACCGCGTCAGATACCACTGGGCCTTCATTAGATCTTGACGCGGATTCTCCTTATTCCAGCAGCGATGCACATACTTCAGCACCTGCCACTGGAGACCTCCTGTAATTGGATCTGGCGCAAACTGCACCGAATCCTCGATAACATCAATCACCTCAAAAGCGCGGCCATCTGCATAGTGGGCCGGTTTGTTTACTAAATCAATCATACTTAGCAGCTTGAACGGAAAGGTCATGGTTGTAATTTCCAGTAACTGAATAATCCTTTGCTGGTGTTTGCGACATGCGGTGGAACACCAATTGCCCAATCCGCATCTCCGGCCACAACGGCACCTCGTGCATCCGCCGGGCATTTTGCAACTCCAGCGTCAACTTCGACCCCGTCCAGCCTGGATCGCAGTAACCAGCCATCAAGTGCTCCAGTCCCTGCCTGGCGCGGGTGCTCTTCAGCGCAAACTGCGCCGCCACATCCACCGGCAACTGGAACGTCTCCAGCGTGCATCCCAGCACAAACTCGCCCGGCCTCAACAGAAACGGATTTGCCTGCGTATGCCCAGTGATGTCCACTGGAATCATGTCGGGAAAATCCGCAACCTCTACCATCAGCTCGTACCCGAGTCGCACATCAAGACTCGCTGGATTCACCAGCCTCGGGTCATACGGAGTAACGAGCCCTCCGCTACAGAGGGCCCTAATTTCTGTATCACACAGAATCACGCCACAACCTCACCGGTTTCCATTGGAGCGACATTCTTCCAGGTCTTACCCAGCTTGATGTGGTTGATCGTCGTGGGATGCACGTTGTACGTCTTCGCCAGCGACAAACCAGTCCGCCCCCGCAGAAGCGCCCCCTTGATGTGCGCCACCTGCTCAACAGTCAGCGCTTTACGCCCCCTCCTGCTCTTGCGGCGAGACACACGAGTTTTACCTTGAGACTTCGGAGTGTCAGAAACTTGCACGACTTTCTGACGGACTGGAGCATCCACCTCGACCTCAACGGTCTGCGCGTTCTCCAGGATCTGGGTCAGGTTCTCCAGCGCAGTGCCAATCTCGGTGAGATAGGCCTGGAGCTGGTTGCTGTCTTTGGATGAGAGAAGTGTGAGCATGGTCGTGAAAATAACGTGGTTAGTGTACTAGGGAACGAAAGTCTTAGCGAGTCTCATCAGAGTCTCAGGCGGGATTGTGAGAATCTCGGTGATCGCCAAAGCGGCCAGCCGCGCATGATTCACGGTCTCTTCCTCCTGAAACCGCTGAAGCAACCGAGAGTACAGGTGAAGCACACTGGCGGCTGGAACCCAGCTCGTGTCCTTCTCGATCGGCTCGGCTCCGTACTCCCAGTCTGAGTAGTCGTCTGCATTTCGCATGGAGCGTGCCAGAGCACTACGAATCTGAAACGTCGAGGACTTCCCAGTAGCCGACGCGGTCGGCGACGAACTGTCGGAGGCTGTCATCGTCTTCTGGAATCACTTCCTCATGATCCAGGTAGAAGGCGCCTCTGCACAAGGCAGCCCCATACTCGACTGGCTCGAAGTAAGTCTGCGGCTGCGCCACCAAAGCATCGTCCACGAGAGCAACAACACACACCCGGTCATCCTCGATCTCCACACGGTCAACACGAAGGATCTCAGACATTGCTCACCTCCGCCACAGGCATACCCAAGGCCTTGACGAACTTCTGGTGCTCAATCTCAAGGTAATACTCAAGAGACTCAAGCCGAGACACGACATCGTCGTCGTATTGGGTCGACCAGCCGTACTTGGCTTGCTGTTCGATGCGTTCTTGCACTGCCATGCGACCCCACCGCACGGCAAAGAACCAGTTGTTTAGCTGCTCGGCTGGGATTGTGGTGTTTAAGTCCATTTGTGTGTTAGGGAGACAGGCGCCTCCCTTTCGGTTGAACTCCCATACTGTGACACAAAAACAGGGGACCCGCGAGCCCCCTGTTCACACTTTGTAATAATCGCAGGTATCGGCCGGTTGGCGCAGCGACTTAATACCTGCCTGGTACGCCCAATTCGGCAATACCTCGCTGGAGATAGCCCCAGTCCCGAGTCTCAGTCACAGCCATCTCCAAGCCGCAGATGTCGCAAACACCCCGCCATTGGGTGCTGCAACCCCCTCTCTAGGTGCCGTACTGTTCACCGCACGCGCAACAGCACTGATAGGCCTTCTGAAGGCGCTGGAGCAGTTTCTGCGAGGTCATGATTGGGGGACCCCCAAGGCCTCGGGGGAGTACGTCGTAAGCACCGTGACGTCGCAACCCCGCCGAAGCGCCCCACCGCAGACGTAGTGGAAGATGTCGGTGGCATCCGGGCACTCCAGCACCTGGATCTCGTCGACCTCCACGGTCTTGCCGTTGCGGTACCAAGTGGTGCGGATGATGCTGTGGACCTCGTCCGGCACCGGGTACTGGGAGAAGGTGAAGCGGGGCCTCCGAGGAGGCCGTGGCTCGCGCTTGGGCTTGGTCTGAGTCGCCATCGGAGGTCTCCAGTACACCCAGGTCAGCGCCTGGAGCAGCCATAGCAAAACGTTAGGAACTCTCATCGGTCAACTCCAGGTGTCGATTGCCGCAGCTTTGAGGGCCTCCAGCTCGTTCAGCGTCCGATCCTCCTTTGGGGAGTGTCTAAAAAGCTGTCCCATCTGACCAGATCCATTGGTATCACTGGTTTCTAGGTTGGGACAACCCTGTGGCGTGTCCCGGCTTGTCCCATCTCCCCCCTCAGTAGGTGGGACAACCTGGGACACAGCAGGGGGCTGTCCCACCTTGTTTTCCAGTCCAGGACTGGGTTTTCCTTGGTTGGGACACACTTTCACACACATATCACGCGAGGCAGAAACTGCCTGGTACGTATGAGCAGAACCACCCCGGCCCTTAACCGCACCATCAACTTCCACCAGACCCCTCGAAACGAGCCTCTGGAGCGCCTTACGGATTGCGGTGACACTGCCACCGCACAAAGGGTCCGCAGCCAGCTCTGAGCGGCTCAGAGAGCGCGGATAAGCCGCCCTAAGGCGCTGGAGCACCCGATCCACCACCGAGGCCGGCCCCTCGCCTCCTTCAGCGTCCACGTAGTCCGCCAGCGAGAACGTCAGATCGCTCTCCAGCTTCATCAGCAGCTTGGAGCCGTCCCTGCCCGCCCTGGACTTCTCCACGGTGATCAGCCTGGCGTTGCCACCGGTCTGCTCCAGTTGCTTCTTGTCGGGCCTCCGCAGCCCCCACACCTCGTCCACAGCGTCCCTAATCGCCGTACTGCCCCGAAACCCGCCGGTCTTATTCGCGTGGTGAATCAGGAGGATGGTGCAAGCCGGGAACAACCGCCCATTGTTGTTGCTCAACCAGTAAATAGGCCCCGCAAACTCCTTCTTGTTCTCATCGAACGCCGACCCCTTCGAGCACCCCGTAATTGAGTCAATGATCACAAGTTTCGGTTGGTGCTTCTCAATCAACTGCGTAAACCTGTAATACCAATTCAAGTCCCACCCCATCACCACAGTCACAGGGTCAGTCGCTTGGAACTCCAGCTCCAGCAACTGCTGCTGAACCTGAACTTCACTCTGGTCCCCGTTCAAAATCAACACCGGCCCGCTCTGCACTGGCACAAGATCGCCTCGCACCGAGAACGGAATCCCCCTCGCCACATGCTTGGCCGACATCGACTTACCGTCACCGCCAGCCCCGTGGATCATCACCGTCCCCGGACAAGGCAACAGATCAGGAATCAAATACTCAAACTTCAAATCCTTCTCCAGCAAGTTACCCATCGCCATCTCGTCATCCTGCTGCTCGTACTGCATCTGGGCGATCAGCAACCGCTCCAGAGCCCCAGCATCGCGGTATCCAGCCTCCAAAGCGAGCACATTCATCGCATGAGAAGCCTCCGCCGGATTCTTAATCTGCTGGATCTCCTTCGCCCTCTTAATCACCTCGCTGTAGTTCAGCGTCACCTGCCGAATCCTGGTGACGTTGTCCGCCTCCACATCGGCCACAACCTTCCGCAAATCCTCCGACAGCCACAAACGCCCCGGCATCTGCTGGTCCGCCATCCAAAACAGCGTCCCCAGGCTCACCGGCCCCTTCTTGAACGACTTCCACACCTCCTCACAAGGATTGGAATCCGCCCACTCCTCCGAATACTCCGGGTCATCCGCCGACCAAGCACTCCACAGCGTCAGCCCCAAATCATTCGGCAACTCCGAGTGGATCGCCATCCCCACCTTTACCCAGTGGTCCCGACTCCCAGCCCCCTGCCCTGGAATCACCCGCAACGCCGACTGCACAATCTCAGCCACCTCAGCCGGATCTCGATCCGAGAAATCCAGCGCCTTCCGGTTCTTGATGAACCCGCCATCCTCAATCTGCTTTCCGGCGGCATCCCGCATCTCCGCCACAAGCCACTCAGGGGCCTCCGGAATCGCCTCCAGGTCGCCTTCAAACCCGTACTGACCTGCTGGTGCCTTCCCATCGCTGGAGCCCGGATAAGCGCCATACAGGACCCCCTGGCGGCCCCACAACAC